TGCCGCCCGGCTTTTGCGCCCGGAACCCAATCGCCACCGGGGAGCCGATATTCTCGCTGGCAGATATAATAACGCCGTTGTCGTCGGTGGTCGCGCCGGTCAGATCGGCAGCGGCGGCCACACCAATGTCGTCCACGCCCAGCGACAGCTTGCCGCTCTTAAAGTCCTTGATGATTTCGGCGGCGCCGTCGTCGGCGTACAATACCGCCTCCGCGAGTTCCACCGAAAGGTCGGCTTTGATTGCCTTTGCTAAAATCGACGGGACGCCGTAGGTTTCCTCACCGTCGTCCGATTCGTTGATTTTCGCGTAAAAAAGTTTATCCAGTCCGATTGTTGCCATGATAGTCAATCCTCCATTTCGTAATTTTTTGCGACGTCAATCGCATAATGGTGATACCCGGTGTCGGCTTCATGGCCGACGTATAACCGGGCTGTGATCGTAAAATCCGCCGCCGAAAGCGCCCGCGTGATTTCGTTCTTGCGCCGTAGGTAGTTGCCCTTTGAAAACAAGGACAGCCGGGCCTCTTGCGTTTCGTTTTGCGGGCGGTTATCGGCATAAACGGGGTACATATCCGCCAGCGGGGTAATTACGATATATTCGTCCGGGGCTTTGCCGGAAAACACGCCGGTTTCCACGGGAATAGACAACCCGGACAAAAGGGCGTTGAGTTCCGTTAAAATACTCATAGTCTGTTTATTTCCTCCTCCAGCGTTGATACCATCGCGCGAATACACTCATCTTTGGCCGCTGTTTTCGCAGGCTTCAAGAACGGCTTGGCGGGTTGCCCGTGTTTGCCGTGTTCGAGGATATTGGCGATTTTGGCGTTAGCGTTCCTGTCGACGTCGCGCCGGGGTTCGGAAAAACCCACCTTGACGTTGTGGTTGCCCTCCCTGTCCATCAGAGCGCCGGAAACACCCAGCGCCCGCGCCAGTTCGCCGGTGGAGCGGGAAGCGTATTTCGTACCTTTGCCGACCACCGCGCGAAGGTTGCCTTTTACTTTTGCCAGCATAACCTTACCGCCAGCCGCCAGTACGCGGGGGACGATTTCGTCGGTCTTATTGCCCAGCGTTGAAACGCGCCGGAGGAAGTCCTCCGGCATTTGATAGGTTGCTCTTGCCATGCTGTCACCTCACCGTCGCTTCCAATTTTTCGGCCAATACCTCGACATACATTCCGCGCCCCTTCACGTCCTCGGCGGACAGGATGCGGAACCGCTCGCCTTTGCATACGATAAACAGCGACGTGTCCACCGATAAGCCGGGGATTGCCCGGAACCGAAACAGGGATGTTGCGGAGGAAAACGCCGCCATATTCGCCCATCGTTCCGTGCCGTGCCGATCTTCCTTGTAGGCCCGGACGCTGGCGAGGACGGTATCGCCGGGGTTGGTAAAACCCTCGGCGTCCTTCGTGGGGGCGGCTGTGAGGATTTCAATAAACTTGTTCATTTTGCCGTAACTCATGGCAGCCACCTCCGATCCAGCCGGAGCAGCATATTGACGGTATTCCATACCTGCTGCCCGGCCTGCACACTATCCCCGAAAAAGCCAGCCGTCGAGCCATCCCTGCTTTCGTAGAAATGGCTCGACAGCATAATAACGGCTTGTTCGGTGGTGGCGGGCATGGGGTTGTCGGCATAAAAACCCTCTTTGATGTGCTGATAGCTTTCCGCATAGGAAACAGCGGCGCGGACAAATCCCTTAATCAATTCATCGTCTGCGCCGTGTTCCAGTATGAGGTTCGCTTTGACTTTCGTTAAAAGTTCCGTTTCCATGCCTCGCCCTCCTTGCTTATGCTTTCTGCTGTAACACCTTGACGGCTTCGGGCAGGATCAGCCTGCCATCCACGCGCTGGGTGGCGATAAAACCCACCTGCCCGGTGGCGGCAAAAAGCTCGTTGAGGCGTTTGAATACGCGGCCCGCGCGGTCGGCCACCCAATAATACGAATAGTCGCCGAATACCACGGTCTTTTTACCCGCAGCAACCTCCGGCACAAAAGACGAAGTATAGAGCGGGCGGTTGAGTATAGTGTCCGGGGTGGCTTCCTTGATGGACGGCTGCCACAGATACTGGCCCGTACTGTCCTTCAGCTTGCGGATTGCCTTGACGGTGGCGTCGTTCATCATAAAGGACGCCTTTTTGCGGTAGGGCGCTTTGAGGGAATAGAACAGGTCGAGCATTTCGTCCAGCGTGATCGCGGTCGCGCCCGCCGTAGTTACGCCAAGTTGCCCGCCGCCCGTGGCCGCGAGAATACCCAGCGGCTTGCCGGTGCCGGTGCCGGTGAAAAAGGCTTCTTCCTCTTTGCCTCCGATCCGACGCGCGAATTCCTTTGCGATATACGCCTCCAGATTGAATGCGCTGTCGTTGAGAAGTTCCTCAGACACCTTTATCATGGTGGCGAGTTTGTACGCGCCGATGGACACCAGCCCGAAGCTGTCGTCGCTCTCGGGGATCGCGCCTTCCTCGTCTACCCACGATGCTTCGCCCTTGCTGGCCGCCACGGGGATTTTACGGTCGCCGCTGGTCGTAGTGATAACATTGGCGACCTGCCGGAAGATGTTTTCTTCCTGCAGCGCCTCCACCAACGTCCTTTCAAATTCGTCCGGGACGAGATACCCTCCCTCGGGGTCGCTGCCGATTTTCAAGGCGTTGCGGACGATGACATCCAGCCCTTCGTTACCGCGTACACGCATAGCGTCCCAAAAGGCCCGCTTATATTCGGACGCGGCGCGGCCTTTCTTTTCTTCGCCGGGAACGGCGGAGGGGGCGTTTGTGATCGGGTTACCGGTGGGCGCCGCCAGTTCGCGGTCGATAGCCGCCTGACGTTCCAGCCTGTCGACCTCTTTACCGAGCGCGACGACGTCGGCCTCCATCTTGTCATAGGTGGCTGCGTCCTCCGGGGACAACAGCCCGTTCGGGCCGGTCTTGCTGTCGAGGAACGCTTTGGCCGCGTCCCACGCTTTCGCGCGTTTTTCGCGCAGTTCGAGAATTTTGCTCATTGTGATAGTCCTCCTTAAATTTTTAATGGGAAATTAAATCAAGCCGCTTATACAGCGGCTCGGCGGGGGTGCCTTTCGGCTTGGCAGTTGCCTGCGGGGGTTTGACTTTATCCAGCAGCGAAGCCGTAACAGCCCGCCTGCTGAACGCAAAGCCGGTGAAGTCATCCGGCTCGGGCTGGGCGTCCGCTTGAAAGAGGATGTCGTCGGCAAAGCCGAGTTCCACCGCTTTTTTGGCGTTCATCCATGTTTCCGCGTCCATGAGGTGAGAGAGTTTGACGCGCGAAAGCCCGGTTTTTATTTCGTAGGCGTTGATGATAGATTCCTTGACTTCGTCCAGCATAGCGACGGCCTTTTGCATTTCCTCGCTGTCGCCGATGGCGATAGTGAGGGGGTTGTGGATCATCATAAGGCTGGTCGGCGACATAAGTACCCGCGTCCCTGCCATAGCAATCACCGACGCGGCGCTGGCCGCGATCCCGTCAATTTTAACGGTCACGGCGCCGGTGTAATCCATTAGCATATTGTAGATTTGCGCCGCCGCGATACAGTCGCCGCCCGGCGAATTGATCCATACGGTAATGGGGCCGTTCCCGGCCAGCAGTTCGTCTTTGAACACGGCGGGCGTCACCTCGTCGCCCCACCACGTTTCGTCGGCGATTGCGCCGTTGAGATACAGGACGCGCTCGTCCTCATTTTTCGCCCAATTCCAAAACTTTTTCATTGAGTGTCCTCCTTTCGATATTTGTCCGCAAAAGCGCCCGCTTGGGCCAGCGGGAGCATATTGCCGTTGACAAGATATAAATCGCCTCCTTCCTCGGCGGGAATGCGGTTCATGTCCTCCAGTTCGCGTATATCGTTAGCGGACATCCATCCGTTTTGCCGTGCGGTGGCATAGCCTGTCATGCGGCTTTGATAATCGCCGCGCAACAGCCCGTCGAGGTTGAATTTGATAAACAATGCCGTCTTTTCGGACGGCAGTAAAAGGGATTGCTGGAGGGCCTGCTCCCAGCGCACCACCCACGGGTCGAGCGTATATTTGACAAACTCCAGCGATTGCTGCTCTATATTTGAAAAGCTGGATTTGTCGAGGTCGGCGACCATGTGGGGCGGCACCCGGAAAATACGCGCGATTTCGTTGATTTGAAATTTCCGGGTTTGTAAAAACTGCGCCTGCTCCGGGGGGATGCCGATAGTGTGAAACTTCATGCCTTCCTCCAGCACGGCGACGCGGTGTGCGTTGCCGCTGCCTTGATAGGCGCTGTTCCAGCTATCCTTGACGCGCTGCGGGTCTTTGATGACGCCGGGGTGTTCGAGGACGCCGCCCGGCTGGGCGCCGTTGGCGAAAAAGGCCGCGCCGTATTCCTCGGTCGCCAGCGCCATGCCGATTGCGTTCTTTGACATGGCGATGGGCGAATACCCGACAAGGCCGTCAAAGCCCAAGCCGGGGATATGCAGCACCTCGTCCTGCCGGAGCGTTACCGTCCCGGCCTCCGGCCTCAGCCTGTTTTCGCTCATGTCGCGGCGGTAGGTATATATAAGTTCGCCGCCCGGCGCCCGGCTGACGTCCATCCGGTTCGGCAGTAACGGGTAAAGCCCCAAGACCTGCCCGCGTCCGTCCCGGATAATCTGCGCGTAGGCGTTACCCCATAGCAGCAGATGGGACATAAGCGTTTCCCGAAATATGAACGAGGTCATTTCCGGGTTAGGCGCGTCGTGGAGCAAGCGGTAAAGAGAATGGCCCGCAAGCCGCTCTTTGCCACCGCTGTTTTGTTTGTATCGGTAGACGTGGAGCGGCAGACCCGCGACGGCCTCCGCCAAGATACGGACGCAGGCGTAAACCGCCGTGGTCTGCATGGCGGTGTGTTCGTTGACGTTTTTGCCCGAAGTCGTGCCGCCGAACAGGAACGAGAACGCGCTCCCGATCCGGTTGCCGGGTTTATCCCGTGACCGGAACAACCCTTTGAGCGGATTTGTCATAAAATCAAAAGCCCCCTTTCTTCATAAACGCAGCCGCCGATATTGCCGCCGCACCGGATCGCCCGGTCAAGCGCCATAATCGTGGCGACGGCGCCGTCGATTTTTTCTGTTGATTTTTCTTTGTCCGGCTTGATATTGCCTGCCGGATCGGTGCGGATATGGATATTGTCCATCATCCAGCGCAAGACGGGGTGGCCCGCGTGGGCGAGGCTGCCCTCCAGCGTCAGGCGCATAAGCTCCTTTGTGCCGGGCGACATATCTTTGAACCCCTGCCCGAAAGGAACCACCGTGAAGCCCAGCCCCTCGAGATTTTGCGTCATTTGCGCGGCGCCCCAGCGGTCGTATGCAATCTCGCGTATATCGTAAATCGTGCCGAGTTCCTCAATGGCCGATTCGATAAAGCCATAATGCACCACGTTGCCCTCGGTGGTTTTGAGGAACCCCTGCTTTTCCCACACGTCATACGGGACGTGATCCCGGCGTACCCGCAGGGACAGCGTTTCCTCCGGCAGCCAGAAAAATGGCAGAATAATATACTTGTCGTCCGTGTCGACCGGAGGAAATACCAGCACAAAGGCGGTGATGTCGGTGGTGCTGGCGAGGTCAAGCCCGGCATAGCAGGCCCGGCCCTTTAATGCAGCGGGATCGGCGGGGAACGCGCAGGCGTCCCATTTATCCATAGGCATCCAGCGCACGGCCTGTTTTACCCATTGACACAGGCGCAGCTGCCGGAACAGGTTTTCTTCGGCGGGGTTTTGCTTCGCGCTTTCGCAGGCGGCCCGCAGTTTTTCTTCCTCCACGGTAACGCCCAGCGAGGGGTTGGCCTTGCGCCACACCTTCGGGTCTGTCCAGTCCTCCGATTCGGCGGCGCCGTATATGACCGGGTAAAAGGTGGCGTCGCGTTTGCGGCCCGCGAGAATATCCCCGGCTTTCTGATGTACCTCGTAGCAGATGGAGTTGGTATCGTTCCCCGCCGTGGTAATAAGGAAATATAACGGTTGTTTCCGAGCGTCGCCCGAACCGTGGGTCATAACGTCGTAAAGCTGGCGGTTGGGCTGGGCGTGTAGTTCGTCGAACACGACGGCGTGGACGTTCAGTCCGTGTTTGGTATACGCCTCCGCCGAAAGCACCTGATAAAAGCTGTTAAGCGGCTTATATACCAGCCGTTTCTGCGACATAACCGGTTTGATCCGGGCGCGAAGGGCCGGACATTGTTCTACCATACCGCAGGCCACGTCAAAAACGATTGACGCCTGCTGCCGGTCGGAAGCGCAGCCGTATATCTCGCCGCCGTATTCATTGTCGCCGCAGGTAAGCAATAGGGCGATAGCCGCCGCCAGTTCGCTCTTGCCCTGCTTTTTTGCTATTTCCACATAAGCGGTGTTAAATTGCCGGTAGCCGGTGGGCTTTACGATTCCGAACAAGTCGCGCACGATACGCTCCTGCCAGTCAATCAAATCGAAGGGCAGGCCGTACCATTCGCCCTTGGTGTGCTTGAGGCAGTTTATAAAGGCGATGGCGTTATCCGCCAGTTGTTTGTTGTAATGGGACGCCGACGCCATGAACGGCGTCGGCTTATATCCGCGCAATTTTCGCATGGGCGGCCTCCTTTCGTAAAAACGGGTAAAAGAAAAGAGCCTCCGAGGAAGCCCCTTTGTTTTGCCCGCTTTGTTTTATTTTTTCGGTCGGACGCGCTCGAACGTATACGCCCAAACCCACGGGTTTGTTTCCCAGCCGTAGCCACGCTTGACGTTGAAATTATCCCAAAAAGCCGCGAACCGCTGTATATTTTCGCCGGGGGTGTAGCGGGTCGGATCGGTAAGCCCTTCTGCGACGGCGTCGCTTTC